CACATGATCAACTAATAGAGCGTGTTAAAAAGTATGGCAATAGTGGTGTACCTATAGGGTATCAAGATCCTAATAAACCTGGGTATGGTGTGCAAAGCTCTCAGTCTTCCCCTACCCCATCTCGACCTCGCATAGAAATTGATAAAATGCCACCGTTGGACTTTAGTATTGATCTACCTACAACACTACAACCAATAGAACGTCCTGAAGGGGATAGGTTGATTGATACTCAAGATATCTATAGAACTCCCCTATCTAATAGAAACAATGTTAGAGGAGATGAGCAATCTTTGGACCAAGTTGGAGAAAGAAGAGTATACGAGCGACCTGACGGAACAAGGTATACGTCTGTAGATAGGTTCTCCCCTGAAATGATTCGACAGCTTAGAAGGCTTCAACGAGAAAGAGAAAGAGGTACTGTTACATTTTAAGCGTTATGAAAGTAAAGAAAAGTAAAGTAGATAATAAGATCTCTATTCTGGTTGGTGAAGGATACCCACGCAAACAAGCAGTGGCTATTGCTTTAGCTATGGAGCAAAAGGGTAAGCTACAACAAGGTGGACAAATCCCTGAAGAAAAACCTGTGGCAAATGCAGAAGACTTTATCGATTACATCAATGCAACTAGAGTTCCAGAAGGTGTAGACTTTGACTTTAGAAACGTGATGAATATGATTGCTCACCACGAAAGTATGGGTACTATGGACCCTAAGTTGAAACAACGTGGTGGTGGACCTGGTAGAGGTTTATATCAGATTGAACCAGCTAGGTTTGAGACGATGAAGACTAGGGTTAGAAAGGTTTCTGAGATTCTTGGCTATTCTGTACCTGACTTTATTAATGACGAGTCTCTTAAAGTTGATGATCTAACTAGAGAGCAACAGGATCTTCTTATGGTGGCAGATATGATTCAAGGACCGCATAAAAATCCAGATTTAGTTTCTGGTAAGATGAGTCTTCAAGATTATTGGGCTAACTACCACTGGTCGGGTCCAAGTGCAGAAAGAGCAGATAGAATCAGAGCTTTTAATGAAAGTATGACTACTTATGATGGCCCACCGCTTTTTGGAGGGGGTGATAAGTTACCTGGTGTAGATTCTTCATTCTTTGGTTTTTTCCCTACCCAGCAAGAACTTGACAGTGCAGGCGTGTCTTTGACAAGGAAACCTACTACAATAAGTCCAGTTCCTAAATTTTAATAGTATTATATTTGCAGCATGGCTGATCTGACAGTAACAATTACAGAAAGCGTTACGCTTAATAACAAGAATCACGGTGCTACTAACGTAGAGACAATCTCTAGTGTTACTCAAGTAGACCACCGTATTATGACCGCTACTACAGCGGAGCATTCAATTGTATTGTTTGACTCAACAATTGCTGCGGGTCAGTTTGTTGACGGCAGTGTTAAGTACTTGAGAGTAACCAACTTGGATGCGTCTGAGTTTGCAACCCTTAGAGTGCTTGGTAATAGTGAAGAATATTTCGTCAAGCTCGAAGCTGGCGATAGTTTTATTTTAGGGAACAGCCTTATGGATGCCAATGCTACTGGTAGCCAATCTGCTTCTCTAGCAAATATCGATTCAATCAAGGCAGATGCCAATTCAGGTACTGTTCAATTAGAAGTATTTATAGCACAGTAATATGTATCACGGAAATAACGAAAAAAAGATGCCTGGTGGTGGCATGATGCCCAAAAGAGACCAAATGTTTCAAGAGGGTGGCGCTATGCGTTTTAACCCACCTAAAGGAGACATGGCAAGAGAAATGGCTTCTCAACAAGGTGGTGGTGATGAAGCTGCTATGGCGGCGCAAGAACAAATGCAAATGTTTGTAGATATTGTTCGCCAAATCCCAGCAGAACAAGCAGCACAACTTATTGCTAGAATCAACCAGCAACTGATGGAAATGTTGCAGGGTGGTCAGCGTTAATGAGACTTGTAAAGTCTACATATCAAGACGGTGGGCTTTTTGATAAAGGCAGAAGGCTAAGAAGAAGAGCTGGGAGACAGCAGCAAAGGCTTTACCGTATGATCGGTGATGATCCATCTAAGATGGAAAAATATGCTGAAGCTTTTGAGGGTAGTGAGTTTGAGCAGCCGATTGAAGAAAAAGCTATGTTTGACTTTGATCTTAGCGGTATTGATTTAATGCCATCTAATGATGGATGCCCACCAGGGCAATCTAGAGGAATAACTGGTAGTTGCGAGTCTGACAATCTTAAAGCAGAAAAAAGCGAAGTCGTAGTTATGCCTGCATTTAATCCTACTAGGTCTAGATATAATCTTAGAACAGTAGGTGATCCTCAAAAAGAAAGGGAGTTAGCTGATAAGATTTTGCAAAATTTAGCTGAAGCTAGAAGGCTAGAACAACCCCTTGGAAAATTTTCTAACCCAAGATTTCTTTAATGGATTACAATAAAATGATCGAGTCCTTGTGGACCACAGTACAACTTATCGGATGGACAATTGTCGGGTTTGTTGTTTCAGTTGTTTACTTGGTTGTACAAATCCCCGCATACATTTTTATGATTATCGGGGGGTGGATTGCTAACGGAGTAAAAGCTATTAAGACAAAAGTATATTCACTACTCTCAGTTAGAGTACTTAAAAAGAAAGATGAAAGCAATTAAGAAAGACAAAGACAAGAAGTCTAAAAGACGCTCTAAACGAGAGGATCGTCGTGAAGAAAGATCTAAACGAAAAGACATGTCTTTTGATATGAAAACTTTGCGTGGTATTAAGTTTGCTTACGGAGGTAAGGTTTACGCTAAAGCAGGGACTATGATTCCAGAGATGGCAAAAGATCCAGGATTGCTTGCTCAAATGAGAAAAGAAGTAGAAAAAGCTAGTAAGTAGTGAAAGCGAAAAAGTCTGATCCAAAAGAAGGTACTGGTAAAAAACCAAAGGGTTCTGGGAGAAGACTGTATACGGACGAAAATCCTAAAGATACTGTTCGTATAAAGTTTGCTACAGTGCAGGATGCTAAAGATACTGTAGAGAAAGTAAAGAGACTGAAGAAACCTTTTGCTAGAAAGATACAGATACTGACTGTATTAGAGCAAAGAGCTAAGGTTGCTAAAAAACTAAAGCAGGCTGCGATAGCAAAAAAAGGTAAGGAGCAGATTAGGAAGATGCACAATAAAGATTAGTTCATCATCTTATAGACTTTTTTGACTAACTTTCTTCCCTTCGGGGTCAGGGCGTATCTTGTTCGGTACGCCCATTTTGATTCTTCACGAAATATATGATCAGCCATTGTCTGCGATGGTGAGAGCTTTGGGAAGTGCTTGTACATGTACCCAGACTTTGTCAACGGATATACATGTCTGTTGGCGATGTTTTGCCTACTGAAGTTTAATTCTTTGGAGGCGTAGTCTAGAGTAAAGAACTCTAAGTCGTAAGCCCACAGCATAACCTCTACATCTGAGAAAGATACATCGAAGTCTGCCTGAACAATCTGCTTTACCCTCTTGATGTTCTTTAAATAGTTGTTGTCAACAAGTGATTTGCTTCTCTTGGCAAACTCACGGAACATCTTTTTCTTGTCCCTCCGCATTTTCGTATATTTGATTAAAATCTATTTTATGGACGACAACCTCCAATTCTTCAAAGAACTCAAGCTTATCGCTGTAAAGTTAGAGAACTTACTTGATAAGCACGATGTCAGAGAAAAGGCTGTATCTATTTTTTCTGTCGGGTTGATCGAAGAGATCGATGAGGATAGAGCAAAAATGAGAGTGATGCATACGTTTAATATCTGCGATGAATCAGAGATTGACGAGTTGTGTGAGCTTGTTAAGGAGGAGTTTAAAAAACAGAAGGACCAGTCTGACAATGGATACGACGAAGACCTTGGTTTCTTTTTGAATTGACATGAATCAACAAGACGGACTGATTAGAAAGATCATCCTTGGGAGAGATCCGAAAGATGGTATGGCCTACTATGTGGGTATGAGAGCGGGTAGCGGTGAGGTATCTGCTATTCTCAAAGATGAATACTACGAACATAAAACTGGTGGGGATAGGTACATTGTATACCTCCAGACGGATGATGGGGTTGTACCTTGGAAGTCTGTAGAAAATATGCCCTGTACTATAGAATACGATTTAAAGTTCTGATGACTAGAAATAATCTAACTACTGACGGATCTGAGTTTGTTTTACCAAACGGAACTCCATACACTGGTTTGTATCATGTGCATGTTGATTCTGGTGCAATGGTTGGACCTCGTCATTCGACAGTTACTCATTCTACTTTAATTCCTGTAAATGATGAAGCTGCTCAAAAGGTTGCTTCTATTCAAGCCGAGTTAAGAGCCGATCAATTAAGGCAAAGTAAAATTCAATCAATATCGTCAACCCCCACTGTTATATCTTCATCTAGCGTATCTGCCTCAGGTGGTGGCGGTGGTGGTGGCGGCTACTAATTAAAATGAAAACTTTAGATCTGTTTATCGTTGAGCTGGAATCCCAGACCAATGATACCATTAAGACCGAAAGCGGTTTAGAACTTTACATTGACACAAAGTTCAATCAGTTTGAACACAGAGTAACAGAAGGCCCAATAGTAGCTTCCCCTGGTAAATACAATACTGGGGCAAAGGCTGGGGATACTCTGTACTTTCACCACTTAGTTGTTATGAACGAAGGTCAAGTCTTGACTGGGAATGACAAGCACTACTTAGTTCGTTATGACGACGAGCATACTATCAACAATCAAGCTATCGCATACAAGTGCAAAGACACAGGTGAGGTACATCCTCTCGCTGGGTGGGTGCTGCTTACTAGCGTAGAAGAAGAGAGCGATGTACAGTCTGACTCTATCGAACTTGTAGAGCTTGAAGAAAGACTCCCAAGGAAAGGGAGAGTAGCTTTCGATACGCCTTGGGGTGAATACCTAGGCGTTAAGAAAGACGATATCGTTGGGTTCAAAGAGAACAGAGATTACCGCATCACTATTGACGAGGTAGAGTACTACCGTGTTCGAGCAATCGATTTGCTGTATGTCGAGGAAGAAGTTCACAACGATTGATGCAGCCGAAAGGTTGATGGGGAGTATGGAGGAGGCTATCAACAACATGATTACCGAGATCCGTAAACCTGTAGACCCTGAGATAAACGGGTCAGCTAGAAAAGCAGAATTACAATCTATTAAACAAACTGCCATTGACTGTAAGGAGTTGCTTGTCGAAAGACAAAAGCTCGAGCAGATGGTAAAGGATCTTAAGTCTGGCACATTTGACGGTGAGAAAGACGGGGACTTTAGCAGTGGATGGGCAGAGCGAAATGCAAAAAAATGAAACTGATTCTATCTATTCTTATCGTTGTCTTTTGCAGCGGATGCTACACTACTAGACAGTTTGAACCAGTAAAGTTTCCAGGAACGGGTCACCTTGATTGTGACTGCATGAAAAAGAAGAAACCTTCTATTATTAAGTGTCCCAAGCTGTAGTCATGGACAGTACCACCCCTATTGTTATTTGTCCTAACGGGACTTCTGGGGAGGTTGTGGAGATAGGGGATATCCCTATTGCCCTGCCTGCTAAACCAAAGTCTGTATACAAAAGGTCAAAGAAAAAGTCTGAGCAGTATTGGGAGAGGCTCTCCATCCCAGAAGAGATTAGACGTATTAAGTCTATGGATGAGTGGTTGGAGATGCCACGAGAGTTTAGATCTAAGTACTCCCCATACATTGAAGAGGAGTTCAAACGAAGGCGTGACGGCTTTTGGTTTATGAACAACGGGGTGGCTACTTACATTACAGGTAGGCACTACATGACTTTGCAGTGGAGTAGATTTGACATTGGCTCCCCAGATTACTTGGACTTTCAGAGAAAGATTTTTATTCACTTTGCAGCATGTGAAGCTGATTCTAGATGTATAGGTCAGTTGTACGTAAAGTGTAGACGTTCTGGGTATACTAACATCTGCTCATCTATTCTTCTTGATGAAGGCACTCAAGTAAAAGACAAGCTGCTGGGTATACAATCCAAGACGGCAAAGGATGCTCAAGAGAATATCTTTATGAAGAAGGTTGTGCAGATGCACAGAGCATACCCTTTCTTCTTTAAACCTATTCAAGATGGTACAACCAACCCGCGCATGGAGTTGGCTTTTAGAGAACCATCAAAACGAATCACTAAAAACAATAAGACCTCTCAAAGAGGGGAGGCTTTGAATACAGTTATCAACTGGAAGGCTACCACTAACAACGCATACGATGGTGAGAAGCTACATTTGTTTTACTTAGATGAAGCAGGAAAATGGGAAAAACCTACAGACATCAGGGAAGCCTGGAGGATTCAAAGAACGTGTCTAATCGTCGGTCGAAAGATCGTGGGAAAGGCTCTAGTAGGAAGCACCGTAAATCCAATGGACAAAGGTGGAGAGGAGTTCAAGGTTCTATGGGGGGAGTCCAACCCTTTGGAGAGGAATCAGAATGGGAGGACTAAGTCTGGGTTATACAGACTATTTGTACCAGCTTACGACTCACTAGAAGGTTTCTTTGACAAGTATGGGTTACCTATCGTTGATGATCCTGAGTCTCCTGTAGAAACAATCGATGGGGACTTTGTAGAGCAAGGGGCTAAAACTTATTTGAAGAACGAAAGGGCTGCGTTTAAGAACAGTGCTAAAGACTTGAACGAGGTTATACGTCAGTTCCCATTCACCCCAGAAGAAGCATTTAGAGATAGTGTTGAGGGGAGTTTGTTTAACATCGGTAAGATCTACGAGCAAATCGATTACAACGATGAGCTATACCCCAACCCTGTTGTTAGGGGTAACTTTATGTGGAAAGAGAAAGACAAAGAAGTAATTTTCTCCCCTAACAATACTGGTAGGTTTAGAGTTAGCTGGATGCCCCACTCTGAAAACAGAAACAAAGTTATTGATGTTAGAGGCAAGAGATCACCAGGTAATGCTAACTACGGGTGTGGTGGTGTGGATAGCTATGACATCGATGCTACTGTAGATGGACGGGGGTCTAAAGGGGCTTTGCACATGTACAACAAGTTTAACCTAGATGGAGCATCTAATATGTTTGTTGTAGAGTATGCAGCCCGCCCAGACCTAGCAAAGATTTTTTACGAAGATGTACTGATGTGTGCTTTCTATTATGGGTATCCGCTGCTTATAGAAAACAACAAGTATGGGATAGCTAGGTACTTTGAAGAGAGGGGGTATGACGGGTATTTGATGGAGAGACCGCAACACTTATCCAACCCTAACTCCAAAGTAAATGTCAAGACTAAAGGTATCCCATCTAACTCACAAGATGTTATTCAATCCCATGCACAAGCAATCGAGCAATACATACATGATCATGTAGGCTTTAATGCTGATACTGGTGAGTATGGGGGGATGTATTTTAATAAAACGCTAGAGGATTGGATAGGGTATAAGATAGACAAGCGTACTAAGTTTGACCTCACTATTAGTTCTGGTTTGGCTTTGCTTGCTGCTCAGAAGTTTAAACCTAAAAAGGAGCCTGCTAGGTTTGACGAAAGAAAGTTTTTCAGGCGGCACAAGACACGCGGATAGCAGTCTGGCAATATAACTATATTTGCAATACTTAA